CAGTCGGTCTGGACTACGGGGCCGAGCAGCTCTACAACGAGGTGACCCTGGTGCGTCAGGGTGGCGGCACGGCGGTCAGGACGGACGCCACAAGCCAGACCACCTACGGGATCTCGGAGTTGTCCAAGACGGGGCTGCTGTTCAACACGGACGCCGACAATGAAACCCTGGCTGACTACCTGCTGGCCAGGTACAAGGACCCGGCGCTGCGGATCAACGAGGTGTCTATCGCGGTGGATGCTTTGACCTCGGCGCAGCGCACGACGCTGGCGCGGATGGATCTGGGTCAGCCGTTGCAGGTGACGTTTACGCCGAAAGTCGGTGCGGCTATCACGCAGTACGCGACCCTGGACCGCATCAGCCACAGCGTGTCCCCGGCGTCGCACACGATGACGCTCACGATGTCCCGCGCTGAGGCGTCTTTCATTCTTGATTCGTCCCTATTCGGGCAACTCGACGACGACCAACTCGGCTTCTAGGAAAGGAACAGCGCATGGCTGACTTCATTGCAGGTCAAGTTCTCACGGCCACCGATCTGAACAACCAGATCAACGGTGCCACGATGGGATCGGCCACCAGTAACTTCACCCTGGCGGCCTCGGATGCCGGGAAGTTGATAGGTATCAACTCATCGGGAACGGTGACCGTTACGGTCCCTCCGGCATCGAGCGTTGCTTATACGGCTGGTGCTGCGATTGCCATTGCGCGGATCGGTACGGGGCCGGTGTTCATCGCGGCTGGTTCGGGAGTGACGATCAACTCCACCTCAACTGCTGGCACTCCTTCGCTCCGGGCTCAGTATTCCTCGGCGCAACTTTACGAGCGTGCCGATAATCTCTGGCTGCTTGTCGGGGACCTGGCGTGACGCTTCTGCACGGGCTCGGCCATATTGCTTCGGGCCGTCTGCGTTCACAACCCGGCATGGTGCTCATCAAACCAAGCGCGGTAGCGTTTACCGGAACGTCAGCCACTATCGGTGCCAACGGTCAAGTAACCTTCTCCGCTCTCACATCGCTCTCACTAGATGACTGCTTTACGGCTGACTTCGATAACTATGTTGTGGCTCTTACGGGAACTATTTCTTCAACGGGCTTTATTCGTTGGCGTATGTATGACGGCTCTGCCGCCGTTACGACAGGCACGTACACGATTCAACACATCAACGCGAACGACACGAGCGTTACCTCGGGTCGTGATGGAACGCAGTCGTGGCTGGATTTCACTAACTGGACTAGCGGTGGATCATTGTGGAGTGGGTCGATGATAAGCGTTTATGGTCCATTCTTGGCGCAGCCTACGGCTATTCGGTTCGTGAACTTGGATAACAGTAGTTCTGCGCGTATTTACGAAACCGCTGGGACACATTCACTATCCACTTCATACCCGGGGCTCAACTTGTTCCCGTCTGCCGGTTCTATTTCCGGCACTGTTTCTGTGTATGGGGTGAGGTCCTGATGGCTGCTGGTGATGGTCTCGTCATAATGACACCGACAAGTATCGCGCACGCTGGCACGTCGGCGTCGATCAATGCTGATGGTGGTGTGGATTTCACGGCGGTGACTTCGCTGTCGCTGAACGGCGTGTTCACATCAGCGCACGACAACTACCTGATCGTCATCCGCTACGTCGCGGCCTCTGGCGATCCTCGGACGCGGCTACGCCTTAGAACTGCCGGTACTGACGCCAGCGGTTCTAACTATGTTCGTCAGGTAGTTGATGCGAATGGAGGTTCGGTTACCGGCGCACGCGCGACAGAGAGCGCAGCAACCATCGGTGAGTTCTCTGCAACTCAGAGGTCTGGCGAGACGGTCCACATGTACGGGCCGTTTCTTGCTCAGCCGACCGCGATGAGAAATGTGAACTCTGGCGGATTCACGAGTGCACGGCTGACTGACAATGCTTGCACTCATAGTCTGTCTACTTCTTATGACGGGTTCACGTTCTACCCGGAGAGCAGTGATATGACCGGAAACATCGTCGTCTTCGGGTATGAGGAGTAGGGAATGACTATTGCTGGTCTGAAACTGATCGTGCCGACGTCGGTCGCTGCTACGGGTGCCGGATCGTCAGCGACGGTCATCGCCACAGGCAAAGTAACATTCACAAGCGCAGCAACGATTAGCGTGAACGGCTGTTTCACATCGTCCTATGACAACTATCTGGCGGTGTGCCGCGCAACCCTCGCATCCGGGTCATCCGTTCTTCAGGCCGTCCGTCTGCGTGCGTCTGGAACTGACGACACCGGGAACAACATCACGCGACAGTATCTAGCGGCCTTTTCCACGAGCGTTACAGGTGCGCGTAACACTTCTACGAATGCTGGTCTGATTGGCAACAAAAACAGCGGCACAATGTCTGGCGATCACATCTACTTTTATGGACCGTACCTGACGCAACCGACCGCCATTCGCAACGTGAACGCAGGGAACGTGGATTCCGCAAGCATCCTTGATTGTGCATTTACGCATTCCCTGTCATCCGCTTATGACGGATTCACCATATTTCCCGTGACTAGTTCAATCACGGGAACGCTGACCGTATACGGCTTGGCTGAATAAGGAAGAAGGAGCATCATGGCACTAGAACCGTGGACGATCACTACCGTCTATCCCGACGGACGCACCGAGGAACGCTTGGCTACCGCTGAGGAAGTGGCACAGCGGGAGGCTGATATCGCTGCTGCCGAGGCGCAGCGTGTGGCGGAGGAGCAGGCGAAGGCGGAGTGTGAGGCGGCTCGTGCGTCTGCCGTGGCTAAGTTGGCGGCTCTTGGTTTGACTGATGCGGAAGTTGCCGCGATCCTGCCATGACCTTCGACGCTCCCGCCGACCTGGTGCCGCTGGTTGTCCTGACGACCGCCATCCTCGGCGGCATCCTCTGGCTGATCCGTACGCAGATTGCCATATCCAAGACGCTGCAACCGAACGGCGGCACGTCGGTGAAGGATCAACTCAACCGTATCGAGTCCGAGGTTCGTGACGTTCGGACAAAGATTGACGACCACGTTACGTACCACCTGAACAACGACCTCTAACTAACCCTGCACACACGGCCACCTTCGGGTGGCTTTTCTATTTGGAGGCACTATGCCTGCGATACCTGCCAGATACCGCCGTTGGCTCTACGCCTGCGGTGTCGCCGTCGTCCCCGTGCTGGTGGCGTTCGGCTGGATTGAGGACTCCGTGGCTCCGGCCATCATCGGCCTGGTTTACGCCGTGTTTATGGGTGGACTTGCTGCGGCTAACGTCTCGCCGGACGAGTAATGGCGCGCTTGTGTCGCGGCGGTGTCACGCTGCGCAAGCAGATTGATGACAGGTGGCCAGCGCGGGATCGCCGCACAGATGGATGGGTGGCTGATTTCCGTCATTCACAGCGGCGCAGCTTCCACAACCCCGACAAGCACGGCGTGGTGTACGCCCTCGACATTGACGAGAACATGGGACGCGGCAAGGAACGCAACGGGGCGACCGCGCGGCAGTTGGCCGACGAACTCGTGGCATACGCAGCGAGCAACCTGCCGGGTGCCAAGCGCATCCTGCACGTTGTCTATGAGGACCAGGTGGCAAGCGGCACCTACCGCCGCTGGTTCTGGAAGTGGCGCGGCAAGGGCTACGGCCACACCGGGCACATCCACATTACGTTCACACCCGCCGCTGACACTAACGATGGACTATTCCCGCTGCCGATCCTGGCGCGGGATGAGGTCGTGCGCAAAGCCTGGAGCGAGGCGCTAGGTCTATGACCCTGGCCGAGAGGCTTGGCGACGCGCGACCCGCGCAGCGTGGACTCCCCTGCCGTACTGCGGTGATCCTGGCTGACCTGGACGACGACGACGCGCACGCGCTACGGGCCGCACTCAACATCCCTAAGGGTGACCCGGCTCGGTTGTCCTCGCATCGGATCGCTGAGTTGCTCCGGCTGGAGGGGTACGACATCCACTACAAGTCCATTGAGACGCATCGCAAGCACGGGTGCAGGTGCTTCAAGCATGGCGCTGGCCGAGTCGCTGACGCCTAGGCCGCCGCGCGTCCTGGTCTATGACATTGAGACCTCGCCGCATCTGGTGTGGACATACAACCTCCACGACACGTCCATCCGTCCTGACCAGATCGTGACCCCGTCGCGGCTGCTGTGCTGGGCTGGGAAGTGGACCGACTCGCAGCAGGTCATGTATTACAGCGAGCACCACAACTCCCGGCGCGAGATGGTGGAGGCGCTGTGGCACGCGCTCAATGACGCTGACGTGGTGGTCGGTTACAACCATCGAGGCTTTGACAACAAGCACGCGATGCGCGAGTTCGTCACGTCGGGCCTGGGACCGCCGTCGCCATGGGTGGACGTGGATCTGCTCAAGGAAAACCGGCGACTGTTCAAGTTCGCCAGCAACCGGCTCGGCTATGTGACCGAGACCCTGGGGCTGCCGACGAAGTTGGACACCGGGACCGGCCTGTGGCGCAAGGTGCTGGACGGCGACGAGAAGGCGTGGGCCAAGTTCAAGGCGTACAACGTGGCCGACGTGCGCGCGACCCAGGCGCTCCTGGAATACCTCGCCCCGTATGTACGAAACGTACACCTCGGCCTGTTCACGGGTGACCCCACCTGCTGTCCTACCTGCGGTGGGACTGACCTGACCCCGATGGGTAAGACGTACACCAGGACCGCTGCGTATCCGCAACTGATGTGTGGCTGCGGTGCGTGGTGCAAAGTCCTAGCCAACGGGCAGACCAGACCAATCTAGGGAGCCTGAGTGATTGACCCTGCGCTGGCAAGTGAAGCGGTGGCCACGATGATGGGCGACCGCATGGCGACCCACGGAAAGCCAGAGGACACCCTGGGCCGGATCGCCGGCATGTGGTCCGGCTACCTCGGTCGGGACCTGTCGGTGGCCGACGTATCAGCCATGATGACGATGGTCAAGTTGGCCAGGGCTCGACACGGCTACGACCGCGACCACTACCTAGACGCCATCGCCTACACCCTGATTGCCGAGGCCAGCGCACGGTCATGGTCAAGATAGTCATCGGGGACGTGGAGGTGCGGTGGGATGGTGACATCTCGCTGCGCCAGTTGCGCTTCTTGATGCGTGAGGCTGCCGGGATCGCGGTGGCCATCAACGCCGAGACTGAAACACCCGAGGAGACCAAGACCACCGTGGCGCTCGGCTTCACTACCGAGGTGGCCGCATACGACGAGCCGGACCTGAGCGAGTGGTTCGAGGAGTCCCCCTAGACCGCATGACGCACGAACCCCCCAGCAGCCCAATACAGGGTCGCTGGGGGGTTCACTTGCGTTACAGGCCAGCCACGGCCCTGTATTGGTTCTCAGGTTCTACGGCTGCGTAAATCTGCGTGGTTGCCACCGACGAGTGGCGCAGCAGATCCCGCGTGACTAGCAGGTCGCCGCTCTGACGGTAAATGTTGGTTGCAAACCAATGGCGGCATTGGTGGAAGCGTGCTGCGACCCCGAGATCCATGGCCCAGGCCGTCCACCTGTGGCTCATCGAGTCGGGCCGCATCCTCCAGAGTGGACCGCGTGCCGGGTAGCGGCTGAACAAATCCACCACCAGGTCATGCGCAGGCACGATGGCTTCCACGTTGCCTTTCCCGTGAAGTCGCAGCGCATACCCGCTGCGGTTGCGGATCAGATCCTCCGCATAGAGGCCGACCACATCCGAGGCACGGCAGCCCGCGTACAACCCGAGCAGCGTCCAATCCCGCTGCCGACCCGAGCCAGCCAGCAGGACGCTGACCTCCTCGTCCAGCAGAGGTCGCGGCAGGGACCGTCCGGCACCCGGCAGGCGTACCCCGACGGTCGGGTCACGTTCGACCAGGCCGAGGGTCAGGAGGTCCCGGTAGGCGGCTCGCAAGGCGGCGAGGTACACCCTGCGGCTAGACGGCTTGAGATCGGCGGGCAGGCTCTCCAGCACGTCGGCTGTGGTCGCTTCATCCGGTGGAACCCGCAGGGCGCGCAGGCGAGCAACCCGCTGCTCGACCGTCCCCGGGGAGTACCCGAGCCGGATGACGTGGGTCTCGTAACTTTGGATCAGTTCGGCGTGTCGGTCTTGACTGGTCATTGTTTGTGCGTACATCATTTCTCAGCACCATTTCCT